GATTTTAAGGCACGTTACGGAGATGACGCAAAGTCCGTAATGTATGCTACTGCCACAAAGATGGCAAAAGAACAGAGTTATGATAAGTTTGATCGTACAGTCAGAGCTGCTGGTGCAGTATCTAATCCCAAAACAAAAGTGAAACTACTTAAAGTTGCTGCACAACAACGTCCTGTAAGGACAGCAGAAGAGACACAGATTGATGAGGCTCTACCTGTAGTAGTTGCTGGTGGTATTGCTGCTACTAAGTTGGCAGCAAAGACAGCACTTAAAGCAGGTGCTAAAAAGGCAGTGGGTGCTGCTACAGGTGCTGCAGCAAGTAGAGTTGTTGCTGGTAAAGTTGCTCAAGGTGCAGCAAAGGCAGCACTTCCTAAGGCTCCTATTGCTAGCACATCGAAGGCAGTTGGCAAGTCAGCTGGTCAAAAGACTAGTGCTGTTGTCAAGTCCCAACCAGGAATGACATCAAAGAAGGCACCAAGTGTGCCTAAGAAAGTGGAAGGTGGTACAGTTGCTAAAGAAAAGGGAATGACTTCCACCAGACCTGGTTCTAAATCATACACCCCAGGTTCCGATGATAAGAAACCTGAGGAAAAGAAAGATAAGAAAAAGGAGTCTTCAAAGAAACCAGGTGAAAAGAGAGCGATGATCAAGCAGAAAATTAGATCTGCTGGTAGTCAGTTACAAGGTATCTTCGAACCCAAGGAGAGCTATGAGCAAGACGCAGAATCATTCACTTTTAATGATTTTAGGAAGATCGTTAGTATTTGCAACTCAGATGAGGAGGTCCAAGAGGTAGAAGAAAACATCATCCAAAGAGCAATGGATGCTGTCGATGCATACAACAGAAAAAACAAACAGACCGTAGATGCAGTAAACAAAACACTCGGTCGTAAATCTGCAACAATGCCGAAGCACGGTTACTTTACTCCACAGAAAAAGACCAATGAGTCAGCAGCCTGGACAAAGAAAGCAGGAAAAAATTCAGAGGGAGGACTTAACGAAAAAGGACGAAAGTCTTATGAGAAGGAAAATCCAGGCAGCGACCTTAAAGCACCAAGCAAGAAGGTTGGAAACCCCCGCCGAGCATCCTTCTGTGCTCGAATGAGTGGCATGAAAAAGAAACTAACTAGTAAGAAGACTGCTAACGATCCCGATAGCAGAATCAATAAATCACTTAGGAAGTGGAACTGCTGATTAAATTATGTCTGGTGATATCTATCTTGGTAATCCTAATCTAAAGAAAGCAAATACACCGATTAACTTTACTGAGGAACAGATCGTTGAGTTCCTTAAGTGTAAGAACAATCCGGTGTATTTTGCTAGGCAGCATATTAAGATCGTGTCTCTTGACCACGGTCTTGTACCCTTTGACATGTATCCGTTCCAGGAGAAGTTGATCAACAACTTCCACGAGAACAGATTCAATATTTGTAAGATGCCGCGACAGACTGGTAAGTCTACGACGTGTGTATCATATCTGCTGCACTACGCTATCTTTAACGATAACGTTAACATTGCTATTCTAGCAAACAAAGCATCCACTGCTCGTGACCTTTTGGGAAGGTTACAACTTGCTTACGAGAACTTGCCAAAATGGATGCAGCAAGGTATTATTGCTTGGAACAAAGGTTCCATGGAGCTGGAGAATGGGTCTAAGATTATCGCCGCATCTACGTCTGCATCTGCTGTTCGTGGCGGCTCCTATAATATCATCTTTCTTGACGAGTTCGCGTTCATCCCGAATCACATTGCTGATGAATTCTTTGCCTCTGTTTATCCTACTATCTCGTCTGGACAGAGCACCAAAGTAATCATGGTGTCTACGCCACACGGTATGAATCACTTCTACCGTTATTGGCATGATGCTGAACGTGGAAAGAATGATTATATTGCTACAGAAGTTCACTGGTCGGAAGTCCCAGGTAGGGATGCCAAGTGGAAAGCACAGACTATTGCCAACACAAGTGAGCAACAGTTTAAAGTTGAGTTTGAATGTGAGTTCCTAGGATCTGTCGATACATTGATTGCACCTTCTAAACTGAAGGCAATGGTCTTTGAGGATCCAGTGAGAACCAATGGTAGTCTCAATATCTATGAGATGCCAAAACCAGAAAGAGATTATATCATTACAGTTGACGTTGCTCGCGGAGTGTCTAAGGATTACTCCGCTTTTGTAGTATTCGATATTACAGAGTTCCCATATAAAGTTGTAGGAAAATATAGGAACAACGAAATCAAACCGATGATGTTCCCGAGTGTCATCGTTGAGACTGCTGAAGCATATAATAACGCATACATATTATGCGAAGTGAATGATATTGGTGACCAGGTTGCATCAATCATTCAGTTTGATTTAGAGTACGAGAATGTATTGATGTGTGCGATGCGTGGTCGTGCAGGTCAGATTGTTGGTACAGGATTCTCAGGAAAGAAGACACAACTTGGTGTCAAGATGAGTATCACCGTTAAGAAAGTTGGTTGCAGTAACCTCAAGACATTGATTGAGGATGACAAACTTTTGTTGTGTGATTACGATATGATTAGTGAACTCACCACGTTCATCCAGAAACGTCAATCGTTTGAGGCAGAAGAAGGATGTAATGATGACTTGGCAATGTGCCTGGTTATCTTTGCGTGGTTGGTAGCACAAGATTACTTCAAAGAAATGACGGACAATGATGTCCGCAAGAGAATCTACGAAGAACAGAAGAATCAGATTGAGCAGGATATGGCACCATTTGGATTTATCAGTGATGGTCTAACCGAACTAGATGGTGAGGTTGACTCCAATGGTGACGTATGGAGAGTTGATGAATATGGTGACATGTCATACATGTGGGAGTTCCAATAACTGACTGCTAACTCCTATAACCACGACTAGGTTATAAATAATAATAGTAAAAACTTAGGGTTACTGCAGGGAGTTAGAATGGCACTACAGTTAGCGTCCCCAGGTATTCAAGTAAAAGAGGTAGATCTAACTCGTGGTGGCGTAGATGCAACTATCAATGTTGCAGCAGGCGTTGTTGGTCCGTACCAGCAAGGTCCGGTTAATGAAGTTGTCCGCGTCACGACAGAGAAAGAGCTAGTAGAAGTATTTGGTACTCCTGGTCTTGGACTAACCGATTATCACTATGAAGGTTGGTACGCAGCATCCAATTTCTTGTCCTATGGTGGACAACTAGATGTAGTTCGTGCCGGTGGCGGTGAACTAAACAATGCTAATGCTGGTGTAGGCATGGCAGCGACTGCATGGATCTCCGGTGCAGGCGCTGGTCTCTACATCGAAAATCTAGACGATTATAGAAATAATCACACAAACGATACCGGTTGGTATTTTGCTTCTAAGGACCCAGGTTCTTGGGGTAATGACCTAAAGGTTGCTGTTATTGACGCTGCTGCTGATCAAAGAATCAGTGGTATCTTCACAACCAATGTTGGCACAGCAGACACTGGATTCATCAGTGCTCACAACATCCAGGTAGGTTACGCTGTAACCCAGAAACTTGATGGCGTAAACATCGGTATCGGTACAACCGGAACTCCTGGTGCTAACGATTACCTCAAGGGTATTGTTACTGGTGTTGGTGCATCCTTCATCGACGTTAAGATTGTCTCGACAGTTGTTGCTGGTATCGAGACTGTAAGAGGTTATCAAGAGAACTCCCAGTATTGCTTCAAGTCTACCAAACAGATTGGTCTTTCTTCTAGCACACTAGGCGATGTTGGTATTGCAACAGGTACTGCCGTTATGGCAGACTGGTACAATGAGCAGAACATCCTAACCGGCGTTGCTGATGGTGGAACTGACACAGTTACCCTGAAGTGGAGAGCAGTTCTAGGCAAACCACAAACCAACGGATACGTTGCTGCTCGTGGTGGTTCTAATGACTCTATCAACGTCGTAGTTATTGACGGCGATGGTAGCATCTCTGGTACACCAGACTCCATCCTTGAGAAGTTCGGTAATCTTTCCAAGGCAAGTGATGCTGAGGTAACTCCTCAGAGATCCATCTACTACAAGAACCTCCTTGCTGACGAGTCTCGTTACATCTTTGCTGGTGCATCTCCAGTATCACAAACCGATTCTTATCACAATACACGTTCCAGACCTTCTGGTTTCAGTTCCGGTATTGCGGCAGTTAGTGCAACTGCAGGTGCTTGGGGACAGCAGTCTAAGGACATTAAGTTCGCTTCTCTTGGTGTTAAGACCTACAAACTAGCATCGGGTAGAGACTATGCTGGCATCGGTCACTTCCCATCGGAACTAGGCGATATCATCGCAGCATACGATAAACTTGCTGATCCTGTAAACTCCGACATTCGCTTCCTACTACAAGGCGGCGCTTCAATGAATAAGGAGTCTGAGCAGGCGAAGGCACAGAAGATGATCTCTATCTGTGAAGCACGTAAGGATTGCGTTGCATTCATCTCGCCAAACAGGGACTCTGTTGTCAACGTCTCGAACCCAGCAACACAACTTGCAAACGTTCTTGAGTTCTTCGGTCCTATCTCATCTTCCTCGTACGCGGTATTCGACTCCGGTTACCAGTACGTCTACGACCGCTTTAACAAGCAGTTCGTTTACATGCCAACCAGTAATGATGTTGCTGGTCTTTGTGTAAGAACTGATAGAGATCAGTACCCATGGTTCTCTCCTGCTGGTACATCTCGTGGTACTCTTAACTTCCCAGTTAAGCTTGCATTCAACCCTGGTCAGGATGCAAGAGACAGAATGTATACCCAGAGAATCAACCCAATCATTTCCTCCCCAGGAAACGGAATCATTCTCTTCGGTGACAAGACTGCCCTAGCATATGCTTCTGCGTTTGATCGCATCAACGTTCGCCGTCTGTTCATTACGATCGAGAAGGCAATCGAAGCAGCTGCTCAAGCACAACTCTTCGAACTTAACGACATCGGTACACGAGTTAACTTCGTTAACATTGTTGAACCATACTTGCGCGATGTCCAAGCAAAGCGTGGTATCACAGAGTTCCTAGTAGTCTGTGACGAAACCAATAACACTCCTGACGTTATTGACCGCAACGAGTTTGTAGCGGAAGTCTTCGTTAAACCTGCAAGATCGATTAACTTCATCGGTCTCACCTTTGTCGCTACGAGAACCGGAATCGAGTTCTCCGAAGTCGTCGGCACAGTTTAATAGGAGGTAACCACCAATGGCAATCGATCCAAACGCTTATCAGATTAAGAGTAACAGCAGAACCATCGACGACTTCAAATCAAGACTCGTCGGTGGGGGTGCCCGTCCTAACCTTTTTGAGGTTAAGATGTCTTTCCCTAACACCGAAATCTTTGGTGGTACGGAGAGCGAGTACAGAATGATGGTAAAGGGAGCACAGCTACCTGCATCTAACGTTGCAGAAGTTGTTGTTCCTTTCCGTGGTCGCCAACTTAAAGTTGCTGGCGATCGTCGTTTTGACCCATGGACCATCACGATCCTAAACGACAATGACTTTGACCTTAGGGCAGCATTTGAACGTTGGGCAAACTTCATCGTTAAAGTTAACGATGGATCCGGTACACTAAACCCTGCAGACTACATGGCTAGTTGGGAAGTGTATCAGCTAGGTCGTGCTAATCAGCAACTCGACAAGAGTGCTGAGCAGAACGAGAACAACCTACCTGTTGCTCGCGCATACAAGATGATGGGTTGCTGGCCAAGTGTTGTTTCTGCCATCGAACTATCCTACGACTCCGCAGATACCATCGAGGAGTTCCAGGTTACGATGCAGGTTCAGTACTGGGAAGCATACGACAAAGATAAGAACCCATCTGTGGTCTGATAAATAGGTCAGGAAAGACCGTATGTAATGGCGAAACTTTTTGGATTCTCTATTGATGATGAGGAGCAGAAGTCAAAAGGTGTAGTCAGTCCCGTTCCTCCTAATAATGAGGACGGCGCTGACTATTACCTTTCTTCTGGTTTCTATGGTCAGTATGTTGACATCGAAGGTGTCTTCAGAACTGAATTTGACATTATCAAAAAGTATCGTGACATGGCGTTGCACCCCGAGTGCGACACTGCTATTGAACACGTAGTAAATGAGGCTATCGTTTCTGATTTGAACGATAGTCCTGTAGAAATTGATCTTGATAACCTAGAAGTCAGTGCGAGTCTGAAGAAGGTTATCCGTCAAGAGTTTAAGTATGTCAAAGACATTCTTGAGTTCGACAAGAAATCTCACGAGATCTTCCGCAACTGGTATACTGACGGAAGAATCTATTACCATAAAGTTATCGATCTCCAGAAACCTGACGAAGGTTTGAAGGAAGTTCGATACATTGATCCGCTCAAAATTAAGTTGATGCGTATCAAACCGAAGGAAGACAAGAGTATGAACCTTCGTGTTATTGATACACAGAACCCTACACCACTCAAAGACACTGAAGTCGTAGAGTTCTACACATATTATCCTGAAGGAACCGCACAGAAGTATGGTTCTGTAGCAGGTAAGGGTGTGAAGATTGCTAAAGATGCAATCGTTCATGTCACCTCAGGTCTAGTTGACCGCAATAAGCATATCGGATTGTCCTATCTGCATAAGGCAATCAAGTCACTCAATCAACTTAGAATGATTGAGGACTCTCTGGTGATCTATCGCTTGTCGCGTGCACCAGAAAGACGTATTTTCTACATTGACGTTGGTAACCTACCAAAAGTAAAGGCAGAGCAATACCTACGCGACGTTATGAGTCGCTATCGTAACAAGTTGGTATATGACGCTGGAACAGGCGAAATCAAGGACGACAAGAAGTTCATGTCCATGTTGGAAGACTTCTGGTTGCCGCGCCGTGAAGGTGGTCGTGGAACGGAGATCTCCACCCTACCAGGTGGGCAGAATCTTGGTGAACTGAGCGACATTGAGTACTTCCAAAAGAAACTTTACAGGAGTCTCAATGTACCCGAATCCCGTATTGGCGCTGACCAAGGTTTTAACCTCGGAAGAAGTAGCGAGATCCTTCGTGATGAACTTATGTTCTCCAAGTTTGTGGGTCGTCTCCGCAAGCGTTTTTCTGCTCTGTTCTTGGATCTACTTAAGACGCAACTGATCCTCAAGAACGTTGTCACCCCAGACGATTGGGAGAAGATGGCGGAGCATATTCAGTTCGATTACATCTACGACAATCACTTTGCGGAGATGAAAGAGACTGAACTCATGAATGAGCGTCTCAACGTGATGGTTCAGATCGAACCCTACATAGGTACTTATTACAGTAGAGACTATGTTAAGCGTAAGATCCTTCGTCAAACGGATGAGGAGATCATGGAGATGGAAGCTGAAATGGAGAAAGAAAATGCGGAGGGTACAGGGGTACCTCTTGAGACTCAGCAGATGATGATGCAGGGTCAAATGCAGATGGATGGTGCAACCACGAATCTAGGAAAAACACCTAAGGATTCTGCGCCTGATGAGTCAGCGACTGATGCTCCAGGCATCGATATCAAAAAAGCAAAGATCTAACTGATAAATAAATATATCACTTTATGCTAATTATGGATTCTGCTGAACTGATTGACAAGATTGTGGGCGGTGATGCTTCTTCTCTAGAAGTGTCCGATTATATCAAAGGTCTTCTTTATACCAAGTCTGGCGAAAAGGTTGATGCTCTGAAACCAGAAGTATCTGCAGGTCTTTTTGGTGACAAACCAGAAGCACCCGCACCTGAACCTGAAGCTGAAGCAGAGGTTGAAACAGAAGTTGAGGCTGAAGTAGAAACTGAACCCGAAGTAGAACCTGAATCCCAAGAGGAAGAATGAGCGCCGCGCAACCAATCAAACAGGTCCAAGACCTTGGACTGTTATCAACTAGCAATACAACTCGTGTTGTAAGTGATAGTTTTATTGTCCAGACAGGTATCCTACACGCTTCTGCTGCTGCTTCAAAAGCTGGTGGTCATGTAGGTGTTTGTAATACCACGACATCCAATGTCGGAGTATCATCCATCCATGTGAACAAACAGGGTGATCTTCTGTTTAGATATGGTCACGCTGCTTCTGCTACCGTAACTGGTATTTCTACCGGAACAAGTACGGGTCTAACGATCAACCACCCTGATACCAAAATCAAGGTTGGTGATTATGTAACTATGACTGGTGCAACTCCAAGCATCTATAACACCACACTAAAACATGTGGAAGTTACTGGTGTCTCTACACCTCAAAGGTGGAATGATTATGCAATGGTGATTACACTAGATGCAAATACAAATACTGGTCACGCTGCTTTCAGTGGCGAGGCAACGATTAGTAAGTCCGTTATTCCACTAGTCAAAGGAGATTCTAGTAGCGGATGTGATATGTACATCAGCGAGGTTCAACTAGGATGAAACTAATCTCAGAAGAAATCGAATCAGTTGATATTCTTACCGAAGAAAAAGACGGTAAGAAGACTCTGTATATTCAGGGTCCATTCCTTCAGGCGGAAGTAGTAAACCGCAATAAGAGAATGTATCCCATCAACACGATGGTAAACGAGGTCAAGCGTTACACCGAAAACTTCGTTTCCAAAGGTCGTGCTCTTGGTGAACTCGGTCACCCCGATGGTCCACAGATCAACTTGGACCGCGTGTCGCATAAGATTGTAGAACTACGCCAAGAAGGTAATAACTTTATTGGCAAGGCACAGATCCTTACCACACCAATGGGTAAGATCGCCGAATCCCTTCTGGCAGATGGGGTTAAGTTGGGTGTCTCCTCTCGCGGCATGGGTTCGATGATGAGTAAAGATGGCGTAAATATTGTCGGTGAAGACTTCATGCTCGCCACTGCTGCTGACATTGTTGCCGATCCTTCTGCCCCTGATGCTTTCGTTGATGGCATCATGGAAGGCAAAGAATGGGTATGGGAAGGCGGCGTTTTACGCGAAGCAAAATGTGAAGAGATCAAAAAGGAGATAAATAATACTATCACTCTTGACAGAGAGATCCTAGAGGCAAATAGGATGCGCCTTTTTGCAGACTTCCTATCAAACCTTTAATCTATAAATAATAAAAGAAATACGGTATTCTCGGAAACTATCAAATGACCGCTAATAACGAACTACATGAAATGGAGAATCAGGTAACTAAGGGTGCCAAGTCTGCGGATCCAATGCCGAAGGCTCCCAACTACGTTCCTGATGCTGGTGCGGTTGAAGATCTAGGTGGTCCTACCCCTACGAATTCTAGACCAACGGACAATAGCAACAAGCTAAAGACACCTTCTGCGAAACTCGCCTCTTCTGGCGACCCGCAGTATAAGGGTGCGGCAGGCACAGTTCAGATGGACGGTCCTAATGGTCCTGTCGGTATGACTGCCACCGGTTACGGCAAAGGTGCTAACGAGGAAGTTGAGTCTGAAGAAGAACTAGATCTTTCCGAAGACGTTGCTGCACTCCTTGATGGCGAAGAGCTTTCCGAAGAATTCCAAGAGAAAGCAAGAACCGTATTTGAAGCAGTAGTTAAAGCTAAGATTGCTTCCGTTAAAGAAGCAGTCGAAGCTCAGTATGAGCAGACACTTGTAGAGCAAGTAGAAGCAATCAAGACTGAACTTACTGAGCGCGTTGACGGATACCTAGAGTACGTTGCCCAGGAATGGATCAACGAAAACGAACTATCCGTCAAGAATGGTCTCCGTGGTGAACTCTCGGAGTCATTCATGACAGGTCTCAAGAACCTTTTTGAAGAACATTATGTATCCGTCCCTGAAGAAAAATATAATGTTCTTGAGGCTATGGTCGAAAAACTTGATGAAATGGAAACCAAGCTCAACGAGCAGATTGACACTAACGTTTCGCTAACGCAGCGTCTAAGTGAGTCTGTTTCTGACAACATCCTTGATGAAGTATGTGAAGGTCTTGCACTTTCCCAGAAGGAAAAACTTGCAGGTCTCGCTGAAGGTGTTGAGTTTGAAAGTGAAGAACAGTACCGCGAAAAACTTGTTACGCTTCGCGAAGCATACTTCGCACAAAAGCCTGTAACAGAGTCGCAAGAAGTTATCTCGGAGGAAGCAGTTGAGGATTACTCCCCAGCAATGTCTTCTTACCTTCGTGCCCTAACTCAGTTCAACTAAATTAACTAAAACTTCCCTAAAAGGAGATTCCCAATGTTCAATTCTTCTGCACTCCAGCAGAAGTGGGCACCCCTTCTCGAAGCTGAAGGTCTTGATTCAATCAAGGATAAGCATCGTAAGGCGGTTACAGCCCAACTTCTCGAAAACCAAGAGCGTTTTCTACGTGAAGAGCGTGGTCTTCTAACTGAAGCACCTCCAACAACATCCCTAGGTAACGGCGGCGCATCTGCTGGCACTCCAGGTTTCTCCGGCGGTTCTGCTGATGCCGGTCCAATCGCAGGTTTCGATCCTGTTCTCATCAGCTTGATTCGTCGTGCAATGCCTAACTTGGTCGCTTATGACCTAGCAGGCGTTCAGCCAATGAATGCACCAACAGGTCTCATCTTTGCGATGAGAACCCGTTACGACAACCAGAACGGCACAGAAGCATTCTTCAACGAGCCTGATTCTGCATTCTCCGCTCAGGACAGCGATGCTTCCTTCGGAGATCAAGGCGATTACGTTCTTGGTGGTGCCACTAACGACGGTTCTTCTGTCGGTTTCGGTACAACTGCTCAGAACGGTACCAACCCATCCATCCTAAATGGTGGTGCTGGTCGCGACTACAACGTCGGTCAAGGTTTTGACACCCAAAAACTTGAGCGTCTTGGCGATGCTTCTGACAACGACTTCCGCGAGATGTCGTTCAGCATCGAGAAGGTCACTGTTGCTGCTCGCTCCAGAGCACTCAAAGCTGAGTACTCCCTAGAACTAGCACAGGACCTCAAGGCGATCCACGGTCTAGACGCCGAGGCTGAACTCGCCAACATCCTCAGCACTGAGATTCTTGCTGAGATCAACCGCGAGATCATCCGCACCATCTATAAGGCTGCAGAACCCGGTGCTCAGACTAACGTCGCCACTGGCGGTGTGTTTGACCTCGACGTTGACTCCAACGGACGTTGGATGGTTGAGAAGTTCAAGGGTATGATGTTCCAGCTAGAGCGTGATGCCAACGCTATCGCACAGAGAACTCGTCGCGGGAAGGGCAACATCATCCTTTGCTCTGCTGACGTTGCTTCTGCTCTCGCCGCTGCTGGTCAACTTGACTACACCCCAGCACTAAGTGCTAACCTAACCGTAGATGACACTGGTAACACCTTCGCTGGTGTTCTAAATGGTCGCTTCCGTGTTTACATCGATCCATTCGCTGCTAACCTAAGCGCCGACCAGTACTACGTCATGGGTTATAAGGGTTCCTCCCCTTACGACGCAGGTCTATTCTACTGCCCTTACGTTCCACTCCAGATGGTTCGTGCCGTTGGTCAGGACACCTTCCAGCCCAAGATTGGCTTCAAGACCCGCTACGGCATGGTCGCCAACCCATTCGCCGAAGGCACTGCACAAGGTCTTGGTCGTATCACCGCTGGTTCCAACCGCTACTATCGTCGCGTCAAGGTCCAAAACCTCATGTGATCACGGTTCACATACTTCACGAGACTCCTTCGGGGGTCTCTTTTTTTATGCCTATAAATGTGTAGCGAGTTATACAAAAATGGAGTTATGTAAAAAAGCAATCAATGTTAGTAAACTTAAACAAACTCTTATAGATACCGCAGTTATTGAGATTAAGCCTATGCAGTGAAAGCTCAAAACCTTTTTATGTTTATAGTATGAGTTCGCCTATAGAGATTCGCCATGCACAACATCATTTCACAGAATCAATTGTCGGAGTGGGGTAGATTAAAGAAAACTGCTGAAAACCTACAACAGACCAGACAGCAGATGGAAAAGATCAACGACTACTTTGAATGTTTGATAGAATGTGAATACGATTCAGGTGTTTGCAAACGAGTTTGTAAACAGATTCTACTGTAGACACTCGCTACACCAAGTTAGGGGATCCCCACAGAAGGGGGTCCTTTTTTAATGCGCTGCTATAATATAGTATAAGTGAATGTAGTAACATGTTACTAAAAGCATTGCTAATACTGTCACCGATAGCTTACTTCATATTCTGGGGAGTTAATCACGCATATGCCTAAGAACAAACTGGAGCGAGATGAGATACTAAATCGCACAATGAAACTAAAGAAGCAGTTGTATGATGGCACATATATGCACAAGGAAGGTGAATGGCACGATGGTGCTCACACCATGCTGAACAAGTTTCTGGATATCATCCAAGAGTATCGTTACTAAATAGTGTCAGCTTGGATTGCTGATGTCTAACAACCCCTGCAAAATCAATCAAGTCTCCAATAGGAACTTCCTTTCTATTGGTGGATTTAAGTTGGTTATAGACAAATGCCGTAAGGTAGATTTCCTTTGCAATAAAGCAAACCTGCCTGGGATTACATTAGGAGTCGCGAATCAGTCAACCTGGTTACGCGATATTCCTGTACCTGGAGATAAACTCCAGTACAATGATTTTACTATTGATTTTATTGTTGACGAGAACCTAGAGAACTACCACCAGATCTACGAGTGGATGAGAGCACTAGGTTACCCAGAGACATATGATCAGTTAGATCAGTCACGTTCTGATGCAACGTTGCTTATTCTAAACAGCAGTTTTCAAACTGTAGGAAAAGTAAAGTTTAGAGATCTATTCCCAACTCAGTTGACAGGCATTCCATTTGATGCCACGATTACTGATCAGGAATACTTTACAGCAACTGTATCCTTTAAGTATACTATGTTTGATGTGATCAATGACGATGGAGCAGAAGTCTAGTTTCTCTTTGGACGTTATCCAGAGAATGTGGGCATCTGATTCTGTAATCAATCCAGATGAACTGGACACAGAATCTCTTAAAGTGCCTCAGTTACACGCCAAATATTACGACCTATATAATACAACACTGTCTCTAAAAAAGCAATCGGAGACTGTGTTCTCGGGGATTCTATTGGAGCGTCGTAAGTATTATTCAGGGAAAGCGGATTCTCAGATCTATATTGACGAACCATTTCCTTACAAAGTAAGAGACAAATCAGAGTTGCAACTGTATCTTGACGCTGACGAGCGGATGCAGAAAGCAAAACTCAAAATAGATTATTACGATATCATGCTCAAGTATCTTGAAGAAGTGCTTAAGCAAATCTCCAACAGAACCTACCAAATAAAGAATGCCATTGAATGGCGTAGGTTTAGTGCTGGTTATGGCTGATCTGATCATACGAAAGAAGAACGAGGTTTATCTAACGGTTGAGTGTGATCCACACATTCAACATGAACTACAAGATCAGTTTACCTTTGAC